CTTTAGAACTCATACCGCCTATTATTTTTATAACGGCAGTCATCAATAACATAGCTATCGCCATATTAATAAATATTTTACCTAAACTTTTCATAGTTTCAGGTGATCCAGCTCCAACCACTGCTACACAAGCAAGTAATAAAGTGCTTAAAGCAAGTATAACTCCAGTCAAACCTACGAATCCTTGTTCAGCTTCTTTGGGATTCATTTTACCAATTATCTGAACGGCTTTTACTAACATTAATACGGCAGCACCCATAGCGACTAATGTGATAGCCATACTTCCTAATTTTATAGGATTCGATCCAAATCCAGCTGATATAGCAGAAGCTATGTCTATTACTACAATTAAACCCGCAAGTACAGCGGCTAACACTGCTACTATTTTAACAGCCTCCCATAATTTACCAGAGTCTAAAAATGATAATAGTGCTATAGAACCTACTAATATAGCTATTGCTATTGCTACATTCTTAAGGGCTTTAGCTTTAATACTGAAAGCGAACGCGTTCAAAACCTTAGAAGTACTCTTAAGTACTTTGGCTACACTTTTTGCAGATTTGTCTAAAACTTTACCAGCTCCAGAAAGTAATTCGCCTAAACCAGCTAAAGGGGATGTGAGTCTAGCGAAAACCGATATTAGATTTTTAACTAATAGTAATAAACCAGCACTCACGCCTAAGGCTATGACCGAACCCCAGTCTACATTTTTAAGGAAGTCTGTCATCTTAGAAGCGAGACTTCTAAGTATATCCATAACTAATGATATTCCATCTGATATACCATTAACCAAACCTTTTATGGTATCGGTTCCGACTTTATACATTTCGACGGAAGGTGAATGTATTCCTAATACTTCTTTTATAGCTTCTAATATGGACATACCTATAGTATACAACATTTCAGGTATAGACTTAGCTCCGTCTTCCAATCCATTCATTAGACCTTCTACTATATTCGAACCTATCTCTTCGAATTTATATAAACCTTCGCTAAACTGTTTTATCATCTTCTCGACTGTTGGAATTTTTAAAAAAGCGTCCACCCATTCTTGAACCATTTTGATTGCGCTGGGAAGATTGGCTATCATACTCTTTAACGCTTTAGCTACAAGATTGTTTTCGAATAAAAAGTCTCTAAAACCGACAATCATGTCGCCTAAAGAAGCAGTAACATCAAGTATTGGCAAGTTGACCATACCAAGTACTCTAGCTAGTATTTTTAAACCCATCATTAAACCGCCACCAGTAAAAGTGGCTATTATATCTACTATAGCAAATAAACCTTTAAATGATCTTGTTAATTTATCTATAGTGCTCTCGTTAACCTCGATATAAGTGGTTAATTTATGTAGCGCGGCTATTAGATTATATATTCTTTCAGCTCGAATATTTAATATTTCTTCATCTGAAGAATTTCCGAAAAATGCTTCTCTCCATGCGTCCCCAACCGCTTTACCTACTCCAGCTAAAGCCTTACCCATGTTTCTAAAGGAATCTATTAAAAGTGATCTTCCATCCATTTTATCTATGTTTTTTATAAATTCGTCTAAAGGCACCCCTACTTTGTTGGCCTGTTTTTCTAACTCCCTAAGTGCTTTGATTTGTTCTTTTGTATATCCAGCATTTTTTAACTGAGCATTAGACATTTTAGCGAGTTGCCCTATAGACAATTCTTGAGTTTTTACTAACTTCTCTTGACCCTCTTTATACTCAGTAGCGTGTCTAGTTCCGTCTCCCAGTTTCTCATTTACAAGATTTTGAGCATGAGCCCAATCATATCCAGCTTCTGTTAGTTTTTCAAATCTAGATTGCCCTGATCCAAAATCACCACTTATTATTTTATTTACTACATCGGTATAATCTTTTACTTTTTCTACAGACGTCTCTATGGTTTGTGTAGTGTTTAAAACTTGATCTGCTAGTTTTTTAAATGGATTATCTAAGGCTTTTCCTAGTATAGCGTTTCTGGTATCTGATATAGCGTTTATTATTCCACCAAAAAAATCCGATAATTCGGTGAACACTTCTTTAGCTTGCTCAAAATCTCCTATGAGTAATTCCCAAGTTTTAGCCCACCCAGATTGTGCAGCTTCTTTTAATGTATCAAATAATTGAGTTAGAGTCTTAACTTTGGTCGCAGAATCTTCCATCATCTGAGCTTGTTTCATTAATTCATCTGCTTGTGCTTGTGTCCATTTTCCAGATTCCATCATGCTTTTTGCGTATTTAGCAGCACCATCAACGGTGAAGTTTTTAAGAGTATCGTTTAATATATCAGCTGATAACCATCCCTCTTGAAGAGAGTCTCTAAATGAACCATTTTTAGCTATCAAAGAATCTACTGATACACCATGTTCTCTAGCTGTCTTTTTCAATGCTTCTTGGAATATCTCGCCACCCATTCCGGCGTTTACAACGGAGTTCCAATCCATCAGTTTAACAGTACCGGTTGATAAGGCTTGTGATAATTGATACATTGCAGTCGATGCTTGTTGTGAATTTGATCCCGAAGTGGCTGCTAAATTGGCTATACCTTGAATGCTCTTAGCAGAGTCTTCTAAACCAACTCCCGCAGCTGTAAAGGTACCTATATTACGAGTCATTTCCGCAAAATTATATATGGTTTTATCCGCATATAAATTCAACTCATCTAACGTATCTGTAACTTGACTCATAGTAGTCCCTTTACTTGCGGTATTAGCCATTATGGTTTGGACAGAATTCATTTTAGTTTCGTATTCGTTAAAACCTGTTTTTATAGGATCTATCGTTAGAGCTGAAGCTATTCTTTTACCAGCGTTTAATGCGGAGTTCGTAATATTTACAAGAGCCGTTATAGACATGACCTCAAGAGCTGAGAATTTATTTCTAACAGCTTCTACGCCTTGCCCAAGGGAAGACATATCTACTTTTTTAGATGCATGACTAATGTTCTCTAAACCCTTAGTCGCACCATCCAAATGTAACAGTTTTTTGAATTTGTCTAAAGTAGACATAGTAGCTGATATATTACGTTCAAAGTTTTTATTATCGAATTGCATCTCGACTACTCTTGAGTCTACAGTCTTACTCATATATTTATTACCTCCTTCCATGCAGCATCTGTAATCCTATCGAATATTGGTTGTATTGCTGGATTTATATAATCCCGTCCTTGTACCCATCCACCATTCCTAGTCCCATGTCCATATTGTAGCATTATAGCTATAGGAGCACCCTTTTCGATATGGGAATTATGAAAACTTATAGTTACGCTATTAGCGTCTCTTTTTATTTCATAAGACCATGAATTAGCAGTTTCCCCAGTATCAACCGGAGTAGCAGACCCAAGGGCGGAGACACCTTCTCTACCATATCTCTCGAGATCTCTAATCTTTATTGCTTTTTTAAGATTCCCTAGATATCGATCAACCTTAGAGAAATCACCCTTGTGTCTAAAAGATATCACAAGTATACCCCCTTTTTTATAAACTACCCTTTAGTGTTTAGTTGTTTTTTTCTAGCAGCATTTATTGCTGAGTTACGACTCATTATATCTCTCTTACTTCTTTTCTTCGGAGGAGTGGATTTAATGTTACAAACTTTTATAAGTGTTGTCAACCTATTTAAATGCCATTTTTGACATTCTAACGGTATGTTTAAACTTATCATCCAATAATAAATAAGCTCTGCTGTTACTTGTTCATTGTTGATTTTACCTGGATCGTTATCTGAAAAATAAGTAGCGGTCATTGGTGACCCTATATACGCATTTATATCTTCGATATTTTTCACAGTAAGATATTGATAAACCTTCGGGTCGACGTTTTGGGTTATAGTCATACATTCTATATAATCCATAGTTTCTTCGAAGGTTTTAGTATTCTTAGTTAAGAACGCTTTACCCCATTTTGATTCCCACTTAGCTATTGAAACTAGAGAGTGTTCTAACGTCAGAGAATACGCTTTAGTGTATACGAACTCTTTTTTTAGATCGTCCCATTGTTCACTAGACGGTATAACTATGGTTATCATGGCAAACCTTTATTGTTTCGGTAAAGACATTGGTTGTTTGTTATTGTTTTTCATTTTAGGAATTATACCCTCTACAAAAGCTGCCGCCTTATCTGCGTCAGTAGCTAATTCCATAAATAACATTGAGTACGGAACTGTGTGGGAAAAGCCTATTGACAATTCAGGAGATTTATCAAACCTTTTTCCGTCTGGGGATTTCTCTCCGTATGCGGCCAATATAATTTCCTTGAATGTTTTAATTATTTTATCTCCATCTTTAGCAGCTACTATTTTTTCTAATTTATTGACCATACCACCAGACATACCCAATTCCATTTCCATTAATTCAGCTTCAGATAGATGAAAATAGAAATCCTCAGTTCTCTCGTTACCGTCAAAATCGTTATATGTAAATGATTGCTTTATCATAAT